GATGTACACTGCATGCGCTTTGTCAATAGAAGGGTGTTGGGCCCCTTCAGTGCATGCAAACTGTAACCACAACGAGGTCGCTGCCCTACTTAAGCGGTCTCTGGCTCCCACCCCCATGGCCGATCCATCATGTCGCGTCCCAGTGCTGAGCGTTTTTAGAAAACTACGGGCACTAGCGAAGAGATGGGGCGGCTCAAGATGGAGCTACCTGGAAACGGCGCAATCTTATACTGGGGCTTTGCGTCGTAGGTACGTTGATGCAGAAAAGTCGTTGCGAGTCGACGGTCCCGTTAGCCATCGGGATGCCTTGTTGGGCGCTTTTCTAAAAGCGGAGAAGTTTGGGTACAAAAAGTATGGGAAACCTAGGATGATATTTCCGAGAAGTCCTAGGTACAATTTGGCCCTCGCTTCTTTTCTGAAGCCTTTTGAACATTGGCTGTGGGGTTACTTAACCTCCCGGAGGCTTTTCAACGGGCCGAGTACCAGGGTTGTGGCCAAAGGCCTCAACATGACGGCGCGGGCGGGACTGATTGCGAAGAAGTTTAAGTCCCTGGACAATTGCGTCGTGTTTGAAGTGGACGGTAGTGCCTTTGAGGCGCACGTGGATGTTTGGCAACTGCAGCAGGAATTCGCTGTGTACTTGGCAGCACACAGTGGAGACCCCGAGTTAGCTCGTTTATTGGCTCGGCAGATGGTTAACGAAGGGAACACTCAAGGTGGTGTGCGATTCTCCCGCTCAGGGGGACGCGCTAGTGGGGACTTTAACACGGGCATGGGGAACACCATAATCATGCTCGCGGTGGTTGTCGCGGTGCTTCGGCATCTGCAAGTTACCTTCGACGTCCTGGTCGATGGCGACAACGCTTTAGTCTTTCTGCGCGGTGGTGACTCTGAGCGGGTTGTGCGGTGTTTCGCCCCCCTTGCCCTTTCGTTTTCGGGACACGAGATGGTCCTCGAAAATCCTGTGCGTGTCCTTGAGCACGTGAGATTTGGACAGAGTGCACCAGTGGAAC